ACCCGTACTAGGTTTGTTGCCAAAGTCAAACGTTCTTCCTGCGATACTGTACACTTGATCCATTGATGTATCTGTTGGGTTAAATTCTTTCCAACTTTGACCATTTGTTTTTCTACCAGCAACACGATTCTCTAACACAGTTTTAAAACTACTAGCGTTGATAGTTACAGTAAATGTATCAGTATTTGTTTCGTTTTGCAAGTCTTCGCTAATGTTATAGCTAGTAACGATACCGCTAAATCGTTGATACACGTTAGTCAAATTGTAATTGGTATCGTAAAAGCCTCGTTGAATTAACAACTCACTGCCACGAATCTTTGTACCTAATACTGCAAAGATGTTGTCACCGTTGATAGAACTTAAAGACATTGAAGTATCTGCTGATGTGACACGAATGTCACGTTGCTGTACGCCAACGCTTAGTAATCCACCTAATGGTGTATAGTTTTGTCCATCAATTGTTTCGTCTTTGTATGAACTACTGAATGTGTAAATTGTTGTGTTGGCAGTGTTGCTAACGTCATTAAAGATTGTTAGTTTTACGAACTCAGCATTGATTACTAATGCTTTGTTACCTGCTACTTGTGGGATTACTTCCATAATTTATTCCTTATGCTGTACCAACGAACTCAAACAATTCAAATGGGTCACTAAATTCAATCAGTGCATTACTCTTTGTTGTAATCCCATTGCCAACGTATCCGCCTACTATTAATTTATACGTAGGCATGTTGGGGCAAAACATATAAAATTCACATGCATTACCAACAGTTATACCATCACCTGTTATGTTTGCTGAAATGATGTTAGGACGACTTGTGGTAACCGTGACTGTTGGTCCTGATCCACGAGTAACGACAGTTGTACTCGTGAATGGGAAAGCATGTGTTCCAATTTGAATCAAATCGTTTTGTGCAAACAATACAGTACTTGAACTAACTGCAGGTAAGCCAGTCAATACTAACTGATCACCCACATATGTACTAACAGATACATTATTGATTTGCGTATTAGTCATTGCACCTTGATACTTAAACACCCACTCCATACCAGGACGATTACTGAAAGTAATAATTTGTGGTGTAATACGGTCTAGTATATCTAATTGTTCCACCAAAGCACGTGCTTCATTGTAACGAAAACTACTAGGCATATCTAATGTAAAGTGCCATGGGTTACGTGTAGGTGTTTGACTTACACGTGGAATTTCGTTTCGTGTATATTGAATGCCAACGGTCTTACGACGGTTAACATTCATTCCATTACTATAATCTACGATTGTCTGTAAACCAGCCATTTGTTATTTCCTTATCTATTACCGTACGGTAATTCTTTTTGAGCCATTTGTATTGAACCCAACATAGTTTTTCTATTTGCGGCAAAGAACTCAGCAACACTTCTAGCATCTATAGCAGAAATGTTATAAACGGTATTGTTATTAACTGTTTGTTGTGATCCACCCATTGCGCCATTAGGTATAACTGTTCCTGCTGTTTTAGGAACAAACAACTCAGGACCATTCTCACCAACGATACTTGGCTTATTAACTGGAGGATTACCGCCACCTGCAAAGCCTAATAGACCACTTAAGAATGAGCCTCCTGTACTAATTAAACTACTGAATAGTTTAGTTGCTTGTGCTTTCAATTCAATCTTAATTATATCTTGTATGATACTACGGCTAAAGTCAGCAAAACTAAACTTACCGGTATCAACAAACTTATCAATAGCACTGTTCATATTTTGTGTAACGCTGTCTATTTTTTGTATTGCCATTACAGTAGGATCTACACTACGCTGTAATTCTTCCATACGTTTAGCGACTGCGCCACCTACATCCATACGTTCACTGTTACGTGTTGCTTTAACAATCTTTTCTTCTGCTACTAGTCTTGCATCTGCATAAGTCATTGCGGCAGTTTTTAAGCTTTCAAGCTGTGACATTTCTCTGTTAAAATTATCCTCACCTAGTTTAGCTCTTTGATTCTCTAATTCTAATTGTTTAATTGCAATATCATTTAGTTTGCCACGTAACTCACGTTCTACATCTAATTTAATTAAGTTGTCTTGTAGTTTATCGCCAAACATGCCCACAGTTTCTAGCTGTTTTTGTAGTTGCAATAAACTTTCATCACTTCTAATTAAATTGCTTTTGGTTTCTAAACTATGATTTAATCTGTCTTGTGCATCTTTTTGTTGTTGCAATGCTTGTATGGCTACGATTGTTTGTTGTGTTTGTATATTACCTATTTCTTGTACTTTACTAATTTGCATGTCGTAAATTGCTATTAACTCTTTTTCTTCTGGCTTTAATAGCGCACGTGCATCTTTTAATTTGGTAACTTCATCTGTAGTTCTTGTAGTGGCTTCGTTTATAGCTTTAATGATCTCTACACTATCTTCACTAATTTTATTAAACATTAACTCGTTTTGTAGATTGGTAACAACTGCATCACCTTGCTTTTTAAATTGCTGTGTGTTGCTTTCTAATTGTTTGGCCTGATCTGCATAGTAGGCTTTTAATTCTTTTAGCTTTTGTTTTTGTTTTTCTAATGCATTGGCTGCGGCTTCACGATTTGCTATTTCTGCAGGATCTCCGCGCCCTCTCATACCTTCTCTTGGATCTTTACTAGCTTCTGGTCCACCGAAGACAAACTTTTTAGTAGCATCATATGCTTTACCTAAGTATCCTAGTAGGCTACTTCCAGTAAATGTTTCCACTAAACTGTTTATTGTTAACAATACACCTGCTACACCAAGTAAGCCTTTAGCTAGCATTCCGGCACCAGATATCAAGAACTTAAATCTATCACCTAATTCCATTGCAAATTTACCAGCTACTTGGAAACGTTTTGCACCATTCATGAATGCACCAATCGTTTCTGTAGTCTTTTTTACAGTTGTTACTATGCTTGCAAATCCACCGGTAACAAGTGCAGCCGTACTAGCTATGAATATAAATATTTTACCAACAAACTCAAGACCTTTCAGTGCTACAGCAATGGCAGCTAAACTGGCTGCAAGACTTACAAAACTATTAATAAGTTCTTCTATCTTACCATCAGGTAATTTGTTGATAGCATCTGCCATTGGCTCTAATGCTTTTACTACAGCAAGTTGTACTTTGCCAAATGCGCTACTTAATTTGTCATTAAGTTCTGCAACACTTTGCATACTTCTATTGTATTTTATTGCTTCTTCACTTGCTGATCTAAAGCCTGATGCGACACCTGTAAAGTCTACTCCTTTGGCAGCTTTACCCAACAACTCTGTTGCTGTCTTTAATCTTTGTGCAGGATCTTGTATCTTACTAAGACCCTCAATTGTTTTAGCTAATATATCTGATTCGCTTAGTGTAGCAATATCGTTTAGTGATATATTAACAGCTTGAAACGCAAGCTGTGCAGCCTTGCCACCTTCAGCAGCCTCTGCAACACTCATACTTAGTTTAATGACACCGGCTCTTGCCTGCTCTGCGCTACCACCATTAAGCTCAAAACTTTTGCTTAGTCCTACAATATCATTGAGTGCAACGTTGGTGGCTTTGCTAAGATCAACCATGCTGTCAGCAAATTTAATTGTATTTTGAACAAAAGAACCAATAGCCAATGCAGCCAATGCTTGTCCAAACTTAGTAAATTGTTGATTTACTTTACTTACATTTTTATCTATTTTAGCTAACGCAGGACTAATCTTATCGTCAAGCGTAGCTGTGTATGTTAAATCTGCCATATTATTTTGCCTTAATTATTTTATCTATAGTTTGTTTGATAAATTCTGTAGTTGGTTTACTCATACCCTCTGGCGCTTGCTCACTACCTCTCATACCTCTATTTGTCATATGACGACCTTTATCTAACACTTGTGCATATTGATAATTGGCTTCAATAGTTTTACCTTTTAACTTTGTGTTACGTCTAGCGTTACCTGTTTTGATAGGCGTATTCTTAACAAATTGTTTGTATGCTTCTTTAGGAACATTATTCAATTTGTTTTGTATGCGTTTTAAGCTACTAGACATTGTATTGACTGTTAGTGTTACAGACATTATTGTTCCTTATTCTTATTAAACATTGCTAACAATTCGTTAGTTGTATAATCTGGTAATGGATCGTTTCCATTGTTCATAGCTTTCTTGTGGTGGAAAGTTTCAAAACTTAACGATGCATCCATAATATACAAATCAAACGTGTTACTTCTTTCTAAAACTTCACTGGGAAGCATACCATAACGCTTTCCCAGTGAGTCAATAGTCAATATCAATGCCATCTTTTCAGATTTAGGATCAATACTGTCTGCTGTTACTTTCCCAATAGTTCAGTCACCTTACTAATTGCCTTCATCAATACATGTGTTGGTAGCATATTGTCATTCACTAATACTTCTTTACCTTTTTCGTCTAGGATAAGAGTACGAACAATCTCTACAATTTTGTGTGTGTCTTGTCCTGTACTACCTGCTAATTTCATAAACACATCCATAGGTTGACGATCCCATGTGTGAAAGGTAATTGGTTCACCAAATTCTTTCATGGTATCTTCGTCATCAATACTGACTTCTATTAATTGGGGTTTTGCTGTAAGTTGCGAGAGTTTCATTTGTTAATTTCCTTATTAAATTATTACATTGTATTTATTCTTTGTCAAAGGCATCTTCTAGTAACTGATTAAGTAGTGCTAGT